GTGGTCCCGCCGCTGTTCTCGAAGCGGAGGAATGTCGCGAAAGCAACGTCATCGTTGCAGATGAAGTTGACGCCTACGATGTGGATGTTGGAGACGGAAACCGAACCGGACCCAGACGCGGCCCCGAGAATGAACAAGTGCGTAGTTGCCGAAGCATCGAAGTCGATGGTGCCAGGCCCGCAGATGAAGGCATTAGACGGAAGTACAATCCCGCCTGTCGATGCGAATGTGTATCCTGCGGGAATGCTGATGTAGCCAGCGACGTTGATTGCAACCTGAATGGCTGTCTTGTTAGACGCCGGTGTTCCAGTGGCAGAAGCCCCGAACCAACGAATGTCGGCGGGGCCGGTGAACATGCGAACCCACGCGCCCGATGCTCCGGTAGGATCAGTCGAAGGGGCGACGTAAATGCCCTGAAGCGTGTCTGCCGTAACTCTTGCGGACAGATTAGAGCTGTCAAATATGAAGGCACCTTGTCTGTTTGTTTCAGTCAAGTTTACGACTGCACCAGCGACACCGCTAATCGCCGCCATAGCTGTTCGTGACGCTACGTTAGTAGAAGCTGTAGTCTCAATTACTGAATAAGCGGCCCCGAAGTAATAAGGATCAATGTCGTCTAGTTCGTCACCAGCCGCATCGAAAATCTTTATGCGGAAAGGAGTCACAGAGTCCTGATAAGCAGGTATGACAAGACGGCCCGCAGCATTCGCAGTCAGGGTTGAACCGAGCGAAATGGTGAGGGCAGAGTCGGCATAAAAATTAGCAGGAGTCGTAGTCCCGCTCTCGTAAAGCTTGACTGTGGCTCCTGCTTCAGGAAATCCATTACTGTCGAACGCCCTATTGGCAGGGAGCATCAATTGCTTAGCGGACATTCAATGTTCCTTAGATAAAGACGGGAGAGATAGTTGCAGTCACTGCCGGAGTAGTACCCCCAATGGCAGTTAGGATTCGAATAGTCTTCGGAAGGACGTCGTTAGCCACGGTGTTAGCCGCAGCAGTGAGTCCGGGATATACTTTAAGGACCGTAAGTCCCGTTGCGTTAAGGGCGGCACTAGCGAGGATTGTGTAGTACGTTCCCGAAATGTCATCCTTGCCTTGAACGGTAACAGTCAGAGTTGGAGTAGTCCCAGTGATTGCCGAAATGTTTACGTAAAGATTGAGGCCGCCGTAGTTGCTTACGTCGATATCTGAAGACGTAGGTGCGGCAGCGGCGTTAGCGGCTGTAAGCGTGAGCAGGGCGGCTGCGTTAGCCTTAGAAGGAACAGTGCGTGACATATTTCAAACCTTTCAGAATAATCGGAGGGGAGCCGAAGCCCCCCTCCAACCATTATAATTACGCACCATTCAGTCGAACAATCCGACGACGGTCACGGACGTTAGCAGTGAGAGCGACGTCGAATCGGATGCTGTGGGCACCCGTCGCGAAGTCACTGTGCTGCCACATTCGAACCGAAAGCGGAACCTTCGTCAACTGCTGGCGACGAGCCGTATCAGAGGCCGGGGTAATGAGGTCAGCAGTGTTGACCACAATCGCCTGCTTCTGGATAAGGACACGCGGCTTGTAAGCCGTGCTAGCCGTACCACGGAACGTGATGACGGCGTTATCAGCGGGCTTCACGTCAACAGTACGGTGGGCACTGTTGTTATTCGTGTCAGCAATGATAATCGCCGGGAAGATGCGAAGCGCGGCAACCGCACCCGTACCGTCCGCAGTCGTATCACCGATGACGCGGAATTGCTGAAGCCGACCGAGGCTCTGTTGGAGTCGGTTATCCCACGCGTTGACACCAGCGATGGTAAAGATTTCACCATCCTTGATGGTCGCGTTAGCACCGAAACCGTCAGCCGCAATCGTTTGCGTCATGTACTGACCGGGCGCACCCGAGACAGCAACCGAGGCATACGAGACGTTCTGGTTCGCTCCGTTCACCGCACCGTTGGTACGAGTACCCGGCGTGATGTTAGAGAGCTGCTGAGTAAACATCGTCGGAAGACCGGCGATTTCACCCTCGAAGCCCTTACGGAACGTCTGAGTCGACAGACTGTCAGTCGCTGTGTAGGCAACCACGGTCGTACCGAGGGCCTGCTTGTCAGCGTAAGACAGAACCATTCGGAGATCAGCGTCGTCGACACCTTCCTCCTTCAGTCGCGTGTACGCATTCAGGACGTCGGCATACGTGGCAACGTTGTTACCGGCAGTGCCGACTTCGTTGTTGGCCGCGAAAGCCGCAGTCTGAAGAACGTAGGCGTCGATTTGCTCAGCAAGCTGAGTAGCTGCGTTGCGAAGAGCCTCCGACTCACGGGCATCACCGATGTCGCGAATCTTCACGAAATCGCCCCAACCCATGGAAGCGTTAAAGGTCTTGTTCACAACGAACTGCTCAGAACCGAACGTCGAATCCTGAACGCCTGCGGACAGATCGGCGACACCGTTAGTCGTGGAGTTCACGAGGTAACGCGGGCCAACCTGTTCAGAAACCTTCAGTCCGTTACGATCATTCATTTCAGAATCGTACTGCTTCCAACTGACAGTGTCAGCGGCGAGCAGGTTATTCTGGAACGTAGCAGCGAAGGCATTGAGGACCAGTTTTGACTGGTCAACAGTATTAGTAGCCATTAGCTATTTTCCTTTCTGGTTGTTGATTGCCTTCGCTTTTAAACAAGTTACTTGTTGTAAAATGCTTTCTCGAAGGCACTTAGGTCTTCGGTATCGCCACGAACCGGAGTCGGAGAACGACCCTTAGTCGTCTTTACCGGAGGCTCGGGAGCGGCAGACACCTTCTTGTTGGGCTTTTCATCTTGGGCCGGACGAGCCAATTTAGCTTCTAAGCGTCCAATCGCAAGAGTAGCAGCAGTAGGACCAGAACCAACAATCTTCTGAGCCTCGCCGATATTTTGAGACAGGTACTCCATAATCTGAGGTCCAACGTCCGATGACATAATCGTCATGGCGAGATACTCACCATACGACGGATCGAGATTCTGGAAGCTGTCTACGAGGTCTGCGATGTGTTCGCGAATCTCGGGGACTTCTTCTTCGAACTCGTCGACCTTAGTATTCCACGAAACCTTGAGTTCGTTCTTGGCGTCTTCGACAGCCTTGACCTCGGCTTCTTTAGCCTCGGCTTCTTTGGCTGCCTTACGCTCTTCTTCAATCGTGAACTTAGTCAGGTCGCGAATGAATGAAGGATCGAATTCACCCAGTGGATACTTAGGTTCACCGTCTTCGTTTACTTGATCGGGCGAGGGAGCGCCTTGAGGAAGGTTCTCCTTAACAGACTCGGACTTGGTGTCCTTGTTGAGAGATTTCTCTAGGGCCTCTAGACGTGCCAGAAGGGCTTGCTTTTCCTGCTGTTCGGCAATCTTAGCGCGCTCTTCTTCACGAGCCTTTCGAGTCAACTCGTTGATGCGTTCCTGAAAAGACTTCTTACCCTTTCCTTTAGCCTTCGGCTCAGGTTCAGAATCGTCGTCCTGTTCCTCGTCCTCAGACTCCTCTTCGGCGTCAGGGTCTTCATCCGACTCGTTGTCGGCATCTGTGTCTTCGTCGGGTGCGGGGGCATCGTCCCCGGTGTCTTCGACTTCGTCCTCAGGGGTTTCGTCAGTTTCTACCGGCTTCTTTTCATCAGCCTTGTTGTAGAAGTCCTTTTCGAAAGCGTTGAGGTCGTTGTCAATATCGACAATACTCTCCTCGTTAGAGGCGTTACTGTTGTCGTCAGTCATAAGTGCGTCCTTTCGGGCGTTCCCAGTTGCGGATTATTCGGAAGGTTGGGTTGAGGCCTTCTCGTCCGATGAAGCTTGTGCTTCGTCAGCGTCCTGCTGGCGGTTGGCCAGCTCTTGCTGCTGATTAAATTGTTCTGTATCTTTGGCCATGTTAGCGACGTCCATAATCCTGCCATGGATTGAGTCGGCTTGTTCGGCCTGAATTTCTAGTTGTCGCAGATTGGCTTCGTCACCGGCCTTGATTATGTCGGCGTAAGCCACAAGCCTGTCGGTTTCAGCTTTGAACTTTTCGATCTCGGCCTTCTGTTCCTCAGCGGCTGCCTTGGTCTTGAGCATGAGATTCTCTTGCTGAAGCTTCTGAAGCTCCTTCATCGCATTCTGCAACTGCTCACCCTGCTGAGCCTGCTGCTGCATAATGGCATTCATGTCGGGTTGATTTCCGACTTCCTGCTTCTCCTTGTCAGACAGCAACGCAGGAGGAATCGTCTTGATTAGACGGTCTGCGAGTTCTTCTGCACCCGGCCAATCCTGAGCCTTGACTACGAGATCACCGGCGACACCCATAAGCTGTGGCCAAACCTGAATAGCATTCATCATGGCTTCACCGGCTTCGGCTCTGCGAGTCGTGTAAGACGCTCCGGTTGAAATCGCGACGTCGTACTTGCCAGTTGCTAGATTAGGCGAGTTCGGGTCCATCGGATCGTTGATGGAAACTAGTTTAGTCGACTCGTCTTCACCAATGATACGGACGATTCGAGTCCCGTCATAAATCTGTGGGATCAACTGGTTGATTACATCGCCTGCTTCAAGGACGGCGGCGTTACCGTTGTCGTAGTAAGTCAGGGCTGAGACGTCACCTTCACGCTGACGAGCCTGAATGGCTTTACCGGACGTCTCGTTGCTCTTGATTCCCAAGGAGGCGTCGTGAATACCTGTGACGTCTTTAATGTCTTGCGTGACAACCATGGCTTCGTTGAGCAAAGCCGTCTGAATCGTCGGTGGCTCGATCTTTTCAGGCGGAGCCTCGGCGTCGTCGTTGTAAATCAGGAGAGGATCGCGAGTAAGATGGGCCTTACGGAAGGCGTCTTCACGTCCTTCGACCGCACTTTCAGGCGCAATCCACTGAGCCTTAGGGGCGTAGCCGAGTTGTTCGGCAGCGACGCTACGAACGAAATTTCTGTAACGAATCGGGTCTTTCATGTCCCGAACTAGGCCGTAACGGACCCGTCTGTCTCCTACGACAGTGACTCGACCCATCATTCTGATGATAGGAAGCCTGTCTAGCTTCCATTCGTAAGGTCCGGCGAGGATTTTGTAGCCTGTAACTAGGTGCATCTGTGCGTAAGTACACGGAGCGTTCCTCATTTTGACTACATCACCGTGCTTTTCGATGAAAGCGTCTACAACCTTAGGGTCTATGGCGCTCTTTTCAGAGTCGATAGGGTACATAGTCCCGTCTTTGAAGAGAATAAGAGTCTTAGGACGCTCAATCAACCGCCAGTGTTCTGTAACACGCACGAGTTTGTTGTCAATCCAGCCTTCGGCGGACAACATATTCTTGTCGCCCTTGCTCAGAAGAGAAGGATCGGCGTCTTTCCAGCGGGTTTTGAACTCGTTCTCTGGAATCATGTCGTCTACGAAGCAGTGATTCGCGTCTCTGCCTGTGATGTCAGTCGACATGCGGTCCCAAACGACAGACAAGGCGTCGTCGATAGGCGAAACAGTTATGTCTTGGTCGAATACGTCGTCACCACAGTACTTAACAGAGACTCTAAAGGCTCCGTCACCGCACTGAACCATTGATTCAAAGGCGTTGTTGTAGACTCTTTGGGCACGAGCCTTAGTTTCGATGCTTCGAATCAAGTCGGCACGTACGTCAGCCGTGTCTTTGTCACCGCCTTCAGCAGGAAGAACCTTGACTGAGATTTTATTCTCTCGCCAGTCGCCTACTAACTGGGCAGTGAACTGTGGAATCGTGTTAATCTTTAGACAAGGAAGCCCTTGACGCTGAAGAAGAACCTGAGGGTCCCACTGTTCACCGGCAGTGAACTTCTTGTCTTCCATTGCAGCTACACGGTTGTCGTCGTCAGCCTGAAGATCGAGCTTGTAAGTCTCACGAAGGTCTTTCAGATAGTCTTCGACTGTGTCGAAACCCTCAGGGACGTAACTGTCAGACGGCGTATCGACGTCACGTTCGGAAAGCTGAAGCGACAGGCGCTCGCCCTTTTCCAAATCTACGTCGTTGTCGTTGTCGGTGTCAATTGCCATTACATACCCATCCAAGCTGTGTCAGACTTACCTTTGTAGACGTCATTTTTGATTCGTCCTGTTATGTCTTTTAGTGTGTATTCGTTGTCTTCCACCTTCGTTACGACACGGCGACGTCCTGTGAGTCGTTCGAAGAGATAGGACAGACCCCAAACTAGGGCGTCCATCCTGTCAGGCGATCCGTGCTTTCTGTCGTAGTCGGCGGAGAACGTACACATTTGATCTTCTAGTTCGTCAAATCGTCCAATGTGGTGGACGCGACCTTGTTCATATAGTGCGGAGATAGGTTCAGCTCTGACAGCCTTTCCTCGGGAAGCGTGGACAAGAGTAACCGGAACATTACGATCCGCTGCCCTAATGACAGCCTCGACCATTTCCCCGCCCTGATTCTTTTCAGCAATGATTCTGTCAGCTTCGAACTCCCTGTAAAGTGCTACGGCTTTTCTGGCCCATTCTTCAGGGGTTCCCCTCAAAGACCTGTCGGCTAGGACGTAACCTCTGTTGTAACCGTCGGCGTCGCGAGAACATCCTACCGCGACTATCCCTGTTTCGTCTGAGTGTTCTTCAGAGCTAGTGCTAGGGTCGATTGCGATTACGATGCGATCTAGTTGCTCAGGGGCCTCTGGACGACGGGCTTCGTCGATGCTGGTTCTAGACCAAAGAGCACCCGGAATATCCTCTAGGACTTCGCCTTCGAGTTCCTGTCGACCGAGTCTGGTTCCTTCGTAACGGTCGTAAATCTGTTTGATGAACGGTGCCGCGAGGTTAGCCATGTTATCCTTGGTTGCGCCTTTTGTGATGACGCAATCTGGATCGTTCAGGAGTTTCTTAATGATTGGGATAGGACGAGGAGTCGTCGTTACGATTTGCTTAGGGTGGCTTCCGAGACGGAGTCCGAACTGAAGCTGGTCCCAAGTTTCTTGGACGTACTTGAACTTGGCTAGCTCGTCGACCCAAGCGAAGTGATGCTGAGGTCCACGGAGTTGGTCTGGTTCGGTTGCGTTATAGAGATAGGCGATTGAACCGTTAGGCCAGACGACTTTTCTGTTCGTCTTCTGGTAGCTGTCAGACGAGAGTGTAGGATCGATGTTTAGAAGTCCGGACTCGCCTTCTACCATGACGTCACGACCGTCGGCGGCTGTTTCTGCAACTAGGGCGATGCGACAGCCGGGATTTTCTTTGGCTATCTTTCTGACCCACTCTGCTCCCATTCGGGACTTACCGAAGCCACGACCTGAAAGAACCAGCCACGTCGTCCAGTCGCCTTCAGGAGGAAGCTGATTAGGGCGTGCCCAAAACTCCCAGTTGTAACGGAGAACGGCGAGTGTCTCGGGTGAGAGGTTGGCTAGGAGTTCTTCTCTTTCACTCAGAGACAGACCGGCTAGAATGTCGGCAGGAGAGATTTGTTCTGTCATGGCGAAAGGGTTAGATTACCTCAAGCTCTTTCTTTTTGTTTGCGATGGATTTTAGGAGATCGGTGAAGGACTTGGCGTCTTCTTCGACTTTCAGATTGACTGTTTCTTCAGTCTTGATTTCCTGCTTGTCGGTTAGCATACCTAGATGACGAGCGAGGAGTTCCGCCCCTCGAAAGACGGCCATTACTTGGTCTTTTTCTTCGGCTTTGTTGATTGCCTTGATGATTTTCTTTACGACGTACTCAGGGGTTAGGAGTTCTTCTTTGAGAGACTTAGCCTTTTCCTTGTCGAGATAGTCGACGTAAGCGATGCACTTGGGATTGTGGAGGAGTTGATACGCCTGCCTGTCGATCATTGGAGTATCTTTGTAGCCAGCCCTTCGAGCCGCTGCTGTTGCGTTGTAGTCGACGATGAATTCTTTGCACCACTTCTTCTGTCGATACGACAAAACAGAACGAAGGGTTTCCTCTTCATCCTGTTCGACTTCTGATTGTATTTTTTTATTTGTGATTTATTTGTTCTCCTAATCCCTCTACACATATTATAACAAATCCGACAGCGAAAGTCAAGAACTTTTTTGTTTTGTCTTCATTTTTATTTCGACAAAAAGAAAAGACTTGACAAAAGAGAAAAATGTTGTTAAAATATCTAACTAGTTAACATGTTAGTTAACATACTTGTTAACAGTTGTAGTAAACAATTTACAGTTAACTAATTACCTTGTTAACAGATTTGTTAACTAGTAGTATAAAAACCTGTCGACAGGAACAGGGGGATTGAGTCAGGGTTTGAAATGTGTCTGAGGCTTCGTAGGATGCGATTACAGAAGGTTTTTGGGGTTGTTGGCTACGTGGGTAGCAGATACTGGGGATTTGCTCTGTAATCGCTTTTAAATGGTTTAGTTATTTTTTAATTTTTTATTTCCCGGTTGAGGTAGACTTTCACTCATCAATACATCAGGCGATTCGATCCCCTCCCCCCACCCTCTGATCCCCCTCCGTTCTACTTACGTGCCTAGGGCGTTCTCCCTGTGTGTTAGGCCAGCCACACAGTCCCGACCTGTTGTTGCGGGATAGTAATGGAACCGTTTGACTTGTCGATTGTTCTATCTGCTGTCCCAAGTGAGGGGCAGTTTGAATGTCAAATGGAAGTAAAGGATTGGAAAATGTTTACAGTAATTGGCACCATGATTGGGCTTTCATTGGTGTTTTATTGGATAGGAGACAGAGATCAAAGCAAAAGCGAGCGAGTAATTGACGGTGTATTATTCGGAATAATGGCGGGCTTACCACTAGGACTAATACTAGCAGCCCCAGTAATGCAGCACTAGTGAACACAAGTAACGGAGACTAAGACAATGACTAATTCTCGCAAATATTACACACTCCTTGTTAATTACGGAGAAGCATGGGAAGTACACTTCGGCGACTATGACTTACAGACAGTAAAAGACGAACAACATGACGTAATAGACAACGCGTGGCATGACTTGAGGAAGAAAGATACGAAAGTAATAGTCACAGGGGACTTGCAGCCAGAGATACAAGCCGCAGTAGATGCTTTAAACGGTTACAATCCCGACTTGATAGAAAGGGGCGAGCGATGAAACCGAAAGAAGTCGCAACGGTTATTCAACTTGAAAAGGGATTAAAGGAAAGCCGCTTAATACTCAAAGACTCCCTTGGTTATTCTCACTGACTTGCGAATTACTTGGGCGGTCGGGAAACTGGCCGCCCTTTTTCTTTGACCTAGAGAGTTTGGCACAGTATGCCAAGAACGAAAGGAGAACAAACAGGGAACAAAACGAGAACAAACCGTGAACAGAACGTGAATCTACGACGAACCGTGCAAGAAACGGGACGAACCGAGGAACTGGAACCGATCTCTTTCGTTGTTGTTGCGGGAAGTGGCGTCTTTCCTTGGGCTTGCGGTGAACCGTGCATAATTTGCGGTGAGTTGAGCAACCGATAGGGAACACGCGCGTTCTTCCTTTGCGTTCGCCTATCTTCTCCAGATGTGCGTTCGCCGTTTGTTCCGTTTCTTGGCATAGTGTGCCAAAGTTTCGGAGCGGGCGTCTTTGACAACGTGAAACCCTAGCAAATGCCCTAGCGAAAGCTGGATTAGGCAAAGGGGAGCGTTTGTCGTTTTCCTACGTCTTTTCTTGTTAGTATCTTGGGCAAGGAAAGGAATGACATGACTAAGAACAACAAGCCGACGACACAGCCTGAGCAGATTATTGCAGACGTTCAGGACATGCCTGCTGAGACAGCCGAGAACGTTGTTTCTATGGCGGACAAGAACCGTCGGAATCGGCTCAATGCTTTGGAAGTAATTGCCAGTCGGCAGACTGAGGCAGTCCGCAACAAAGTGGAATTGCTTCACGAAGCTGAAGAAGCGATCGAAAACGTCGTTTCTATCGCTGGCAATGCCGAGTCCAACGCCGAGACTGAATCCCGTATCGCTGAAGCTTCCAGCAAGGTCGGCGACATTCTGTTCCGTGGTCGGGTTCAGGGCATTTTGTCCCCCGACGAAGTTACTGAACTTCTTGGAAAGGGGTTCGGTTACAAAACGAAACAGAATGGGGACCAGTCTAAGACTCCGTTCGGCAATGGTGAGGCAATCCGTAAGCGGGTTGTTCGAGCCGTTGACGCATGGTCGTTCGTAACTGGCGGGGACGCTAAAGCGTTCTTTGAGCCGCTTGAAGTGGCCGACGTTAAGCCGCTTGTTACGGAAGTACTAAATGGCAAGCGGACTGTTAACACTCTCTACAAAGACTTGGCCGACATGAAACAGGCAGCGGCTTCCGAGCGGCTTCCAGCGGCCTTCAATCCGAAGAACATTCTTAAAATGGCTTCGGCTCTTACGGAGAATGTCGGCGCGTCGGTTGAACGCTGGCATGACACTCCCGGTCTGTTCGAAGCCTACATCGGCTTCTATCGGGCGATTACTCTTATTTCCGAGGAGTACGGAGACAAGTACGCCGATGAAATTAAAGCGGCCTAACGGCTGTCTTTGATGCTAGGGTTTCACTCCGAAAGTGGCTGCTAGGCTGCAAGTACGGGTGAAACCCTAGTTGTTAACTTAGATCAGTAGGCCGGAAGGGCTTTGCCCTTGCCGGTCATTTGTCACATCTGGAGCTCGCCGTTCTCTCCTTGTTCTGTTCGAGCGAAGCGTTGCTAAGTGCAACTTAATTCTTGGCACAGTATGCCAAAAAATTTTGAAAAGGTTTCGTGAAAGAAAAGAGGATTGCTAACTAGGACAGCGGGCTGGCAACATTCCCCGCCAGTTCTTAACCGACAACTTGTTCCCCGCCACAAGGAAACGGAGTTGCCGCTGTCCTAGTTAGCAATCAATGAAAGGGGAATGAAAATGACTAAGACTTACAAAGTAGTTCCTATTGACGTTGACTTTGCCGGTTGGACCGAAGTTGAAGCCGGTGAACACAACGCTTGGGGAATTGTTGACAGTGAAGGCTTTTTAATTGGGTATTGCTCAATAAAGTCTCCTGCCGACAGAATTGCAAAAAGGTTGTTTGAGGACCAGCCTAACAATCCTAGGGCTGTTTTTCTCAACTATGTCGCCGATCCTGACACAGTAAAAGGAAGGGTTTGGGAGTAATGTCTAAGCTACTCGAAAAGCTAGGGCTTCAAGAAGACCCCGACTGTCTCCTGTTCGCTCTCGTGTTCTGGCTGTTCTTTTTTATCGTTCTCGCACTCATATAAAGAGGACTCGTTTTAGTGTCTAAGAAACACGGTTTCCGTGGAACTCCTGTCCGTCCTGCCGGTGTGTCTGGCATGGGGCGCGTCTTCGAGCAACGTGGCGATAAGATGGTAACGCAGCGTGAAGGCATAAAAGACTTCCACAGGAACCCCGAAACCGAAAATCCAGATATGGACAGGTATTTCGCCAAGCTAGCTAGGGATTTACTTCGTCCTGAACAAGTCGATAGGACTAACGCACTCGCGAAGGTCGCCGGAGCAAAAAGCAACTACGATCCGCAAAGAAAAGCTGCCCAAATCATGCTGGAAACGCGGGCTAAGGTTCGCAAGGCAGAGGAAGGCGAACAAAAGGCGAGAGAAAAGAAAAGCCGCAACGACGACGGAGTCCTTCCCGACAATATTCCGGCAACTGTCGCTCCTAATTCAAAAGAACCCTCGCGAGAAAAGCAAACGCCTGTTGAAATGCCGAAGAAGCCGGGCTTTTATGACTTCAGTGGTAAGAACCCGCCGAAAGAGATTAAAAAGCACGGGAAGATTTATCGTCGCAAGTAAGGGGAATGAAAATGACAGTTACAGACATGCTAAACGGCTATGAGCCGTCTAAGCCGCGCTGGACGATTGCGGAAGACTACCATCCGCACATTGTCTCGGTTTCGCATCACGTTCACCGCCACGATCCACGTTTCAAAGGATTCGACGCAGTCTCTGATCGCAAAAGTTTGGCAATCAGGCTTCCTATTCGTCAACTAAAAGGCAAGTAAAATGGAACTCGAAACGCTAAAGGTTCTTGTGAGCCGAATCCACGGCTGTACCTTTGCGACTATCGACACCGAGACTTATCCAGTCAAGGGGCTGCGAAAAGTCAGTCGCGGAGAACGTGTCATAATCTTTCGGACAAACGGTGCCTCCGGTTACGAAGGTATGCTCAAACGTCGGCTAGAAGAAGCCGGACTGAACGCAGATAGTTTTCACGTCGGTCCTCTTCCTTGGGGAACTCGTGTAGAAGATTTGCCGATAATCGAAAACAAGGGAAATTACTATCTCCAAACTATAGAAATCGCTCCGGGCGAAGACATTTACTATTTCGGAGCGACGGATCAAGTAATCAACGATCCTTCGGCTTTCGGTGTCCGTCGTCGGCCCAATACGCATCAAGATTTGCCGAGTGACAGACAGGTTAAGATTTCGGTGTATCGGATTGACAACATCAAAAGGATCGCAATCTTCGGGGAAGAAATTCTCGACACTTCTGTTGCGACGAGAAAAGAGCGGGCGATTCTCAAACTGAATTACGATAAAAAGAGTTAGAGCAAAAGGTTGTTTAGCGTAGGAGAAGAACAATGAAGAAGTAATTGTCAAACCCTTATCGCGCTATTTACGAGGGTCGTCGGGAAACCGGCGGCCCTTTTATTTTGTCCAGCAGAATTGAGTCGGACGGCGAGTGGCTTCTGCCCTAAACGCTTGCAAGGTTCGCCGTCCTACTGAGTTCTGTGTTCATTCAGGGGAGTGTTCTATGAAACATCTGGACAACGGGGCTAATCTCGTCTTCGTCGCAGTTATCATGGCTGTGATGTTGTTTCTGTATATCACGCTGATGTTCCATTTGGCTCCGCCGAATTATACTAGCTAGTCCTGAGCAAGACTCAAACTGCTCGTTCCTAGGGCACTGAACTGAAACTGCCCTGTTCTCCATTTGTTCTCTTTGGCACACTGTGCCAACATCTTGAGGGGAATGACATGATTTGTCTTCGATGCCAGCGCGACCAACATTCTTTCCCTAAACCCGACAACGCAAAAACTTGCGGCCCTTGTCTTCACGAACTCCATTCGATGCACAAAGACGCCGAAGACCCTCGGACCGGCCAATACACGGAGTTAAAGTGATGCTTATAGAGCCTTTAATTCTAGGGGGAGTAGGCATGGCTTTTACTGCTTCGGTTTGGGTGCCTAGATTTCACAGGTTTATTCGCGAGTCGTATCTGGCTTGTGCGTTGTTCGGTCCTGCAACGCGTCCACATCCTATCATCGACCACCCTTACGCAAAGGCAGTCACGCCAGACCAGTTGATTGCGGCGACTTGCATCAATTCATTTGCGAAGAACTTTGACGACTGGGTGTTAAAACAGAGACTACCAACCGAAAAAACCCGTCGTTTAGCCAGTTCTGACTACGGCAAAGTGCCCGACAACTTCGATCTTATGGATTTGACTTCGTACAGTCTTTCGTCGAAAATTAGAGGGAATGAAATCGAAATTAAATTTTACGTAGATTGGAGAAACGCCCGCAGCCGTCGTACTTTCCTACAAACTGCTGCCACAGTCAACGGAACAGCCCTGAGTCTGAAAGACAGTGAGAATATTGTTAGTAGCTATGCTTCACTCAGAGAAAAGTACATAGCCGTTAAACGAGAAGCAGAAGCCGTGAAGCGAAAGATGGAAGAGGAAAAGAAGAAGTGGGATTTCGCTGAAAATCTCCTCGGACTTAAACGGCTGTCCAGCGGTGCCCTCGTTCCGAAAGAATACGAAGAACAACGATGCGATTTAGATTATATAGGAGTCGCGGGGCATCTGCCTGAAAGTCCTTGCAATTGTAACGAGGAGAAATCAAATGACTGAACTTCAACAAATCTTGATTTTCGCGTGGTGCGTCGGTGTGGGTGTAGGTTTCGTGGCTGGCGGTTATTATAACTGGTTCGAATCCGCCGGTGATGAAGACGTTGCCGTGCTTTTTGGAATCCTATTTTGGCCGTTCGTTCTAGCTGTTGGGGCCTTGGTGCTTGCTGTCATTGCGCCGATTGAATTCGGTAAGTGGATGAAGAAAAGGAATTCTTGATGTTTCGAAAAATTTGTAACGACTGTGACAACTCCTCGGTGTGTTTGAAGGCGCGCCGATGCAGTCACCGTGAGCGCCAGCTTAAGCGCCAAGAAGCGCCGCTGTTTCTCCCGCCTTTTCACTGGCTTGGCGCGGATGCCGAAGCCGCATCGAAAGGAAAGTAAAATGTGTGAAGACGAAGAAACACGTCGTTTTAAAAAGGGGGATACCGTAGAGGTAGTTTCTGTCTGTTCAGGGACCGATTTTAAAATAGGAGACGTTTGCACAGTACTAAGTGTCGGCCCAGGGAGTTTCAAATTGGTCAAAGTTCGCAGAAATCGTGATGCCTACGAAGGGCGCGGCATGTTTTCCCGTTTCAAACTTATATCAAAGACGGAAGATGACGAGTGCGACCGACCGATAAGCGACATGAGCGACAGAGCCTTGGCGTTCCAATACCGATTCCACGCTTATCGGCAAGAAAAAATTGCAGAGGAACTTAAGAGGCGAGGATTTACCATAAACTCTCGAAAAAAGAATGAAAGGTGTACCAGCAGGTACAGAATTTTCAAACAAGAGACGACAGAAATTTAGGCTTTGTTTCGGGGAGTAGGCGTCTGTGAAAAAGCACGACCTAATCTTCGTCTACGGCACTCTTATGAGAGGGCAGCGGGCGGACATTTCAGAAAAAAGAGTCTTTGCTGTTAGTCCGTTGGGCAAAGACAGCATCAATGGACTGATGTACCACATAGGAAGTTTTCCCGGCATTAAGCTTCTGAACGGTTCAGAGGGAACGTTTGACGACAATCAGCCTAAGGTCAAAGGCGAAGTCTACGTCCTTAATGACCCGTCTGTGTCGGCGTGGCTAGATGCCTACGAAGGCTATCACTCGGACGCCCCCGAAAGTGGGCTGTACAACCGAAAGCAAGTCGAGACTTGTTGCGGAAGAATTGTGTGGGTCTATGTTTACAACGGTCCTGTAGTTTCCGATCAACTGATTGAAACAGGGGACTGGCGCAATCCTCGTTTGACTGCGACTCGTAAAATACCAGAAGGAGGGATCAATGGTTAGTTTGTGTTACCACGGCGGGCACTGTTGCGGAGTCAAACACATTTACGGTTTCCACTGTCATCCTGATTTGGAATGTTACGGTCAAAGCGAGAGTGCTTCGGTTGTAAGTAGCGATCATGTTAAACCCGGACAAACTATTTCCATAGGCGAAGCCCCGACAGAAACCTACAAAGAGAGATTTAAGCGAGTCCTAGCCTTCTGTGAAGAACATAGGCCACTGGGTATCATTGAAATAGTTCTCGCCACAAACAACAACGATCAAGTCACACGGTGGGTGCCTGTTATTAAGAAGGCGGGATTTAAACTCGTGTCTCCTAAAGAAGGAGTCAAGAACGGCAACAGCGCGAATCTTCTTTACGTCTATCATAAGTATTCGGGACACAAGGAACCACAGAAGGGAAAGTGAAATGGAATTTCTTAGATTTGGATCAAGTACTCCCGGTGAATACTGGGGTTGCTGTGCCTGTTGCATCATTCAGAACTTTAAACAACATCCTGACACGCCTGCCAGTATTCAATTGACGTCGGGTGACGGCAACGGTGCTTGCACGTTTGAAGGCGAGTTGGCCTTTGCCGGTCCCACGCTTCGGGACGTCTTCGAAACTAGAATTCGCATCGGCACGTTCGGTTTGGACGAAATGCCGAACCACGCCTTTTTCGCCATTCTCGAAAACAGTCAAATCAGCGAGGGCTCAGTTGGCTACGAATGGCTGAAGATTCTAAAGGCGAACGGTTTCGAGTTCCTGCGGACTATTGACAACTCGGTTTACACCGGCGCGAGTCTCGACAGCGGCCACGGTAGTTCACATCCGAATTACGTCTTTGCTTTGTTCAGGAACATCGGTAACGGACGTATCAAAGACCCGTTCACTCCGCCGAAGGCTTGGACAGAACTTCCTAGAGCCGTTGATGAAGTTTGTGAATTATTGTCCGACAAAGACAAGAAGGCTCTTGCGGTAGATCAAACAGAGTCGCAACTCAAAATCTGGAAGGACGGCAAACTGTCCATTAAGAAAGAGAGTGAAATCGTCGCTGCCGGTGCGCCAGTAATCATGGCAGCGTTGCGAACCGAATTCCCGACCCAGTTGAAGGGAGACAGGGTGGCTAAACTGAAAGAGAGAGTGGACAAAGGCTGTCCCAACAAGCCTTCTAGTGGAATTAACTCTTCGTTCTATCCGAGCATAAAACCGGTAACTAAGAAATCTGTAGAAACTGCTTCAGTCGATTTCGGAACTGTCGAAGTTGTTCCCCAAACCGGCTCCTAGTAGTAAGAACAAGCAGGGTCGCGCCCTGCTAACTTAGTGGTTGTGGACTGACCGCAGCGGGCTTAGGCTCACGACTAGTCCTTTAAGAAACATGGACCACCGAGCGGGTGCGAGGCCCGCACAGTTTGATTCGACTACCGCTGGACTTGAGGTCCACTGTAAGAAAGGGGTTCGAGTCCCCTCGCCTCTAGGCCGTACCGACGGCAACCAACTCCTAAGTAGGTTACTTGTTGACCTCTAGGACAGCCCCGCGCCCCTTCTAAATCCCCTGAAAAGGAACGGCTGTAACGGCACGACTGCGGTGCCTTGTTTGGGGAAGGATTAGCTGTAGAGGTAGAGTGCCAGTTGTAGTCGCCAGCCGCGACACCATACGCGGCAAGAGTAGGGGGCCTACGCACATTCTCATTTGGGTGTGTTAGTCCAGCGGTCCCCTACTCACCCTTTTCTAGCCTCCGGAGACAGTTATGAACCTACTGGAAATATCGCGGAGACGTATGCTTCGAATGCGGCTTATGTGGGCCTTAGAAGAAGCCAAATACGATTACTGGACAGGAAACTTGCCTGAAGCTATTAAAAAGCTGCGCGTACTAGACGAATTTGTAATAGAAGAACCGCCTTTAGATTCGGAGGAATACAAAAATGGGGAAAGGAAGTCGGCGACACCGGACGACAAACAAGAAGAAGCGGAATGCAAATTTGAAGGAGAAGATGATGTTGTCGCAGACGTCGCCACTGAACGAGACGAATACGGATACCTTATCAGGTAAACCCGTCGCGACTGTTGTCGAAGGGAATCCTTGTATTCTGCGACCGGGGACTCCTGAATACAAAACGGCTCTGGAAGAAATCTATGGTAAACCGGGGTTGCCTGAAGGCGTCCAACCTGTAGTCGATATGCTAGGACGAAAAATCAAGGAAGAAGACATGGCTCTTAAAAAGGGAAGTTTGACCGACCCGAGTAAACAGCAGAGAGTTCTGGTAGTGAGGGATCACGGGTTGGAATTTCCAGACCTAAATCTTAGAGTGGCCCTTGTGGGGCCTCCTCAGGACTGTAAAGGTTTTGCCGCTTTGTTCAGTAGGGCCTATTGTACGGGTGCCGACAGTATCGAAGACGCAGATTTAGTGGTGTTCACAGGCGGACCCGACGTCGATCCTGCTTACTACGGAGAGACGCGTCACTGTATGACGTACGTAGATGAAGAAAGAGATTTCGAAGACCTAACTGCTTACATGACCTGTTACGAAAATGGGATTCCCATGGTCGGCGTGTGCAGAGGGGCTCAGTTCGGAGCCGTCATGGAAGGAGCGAAACTCTACCAACACATTGACGGTCATAACGGCGATCACAGTATGTGGGATTGTCGTCAGAAAATCCACCTAGACAAGATTTCTTCTGTCCATCATCAGTCGGTGATTCCGTGCGAACACATGGAAATTATCGCGTGGTCACACAAATCGGTAACTCGTTGGAAAAACGACACGTTGAAGATGGAAGGAAAGATCGCCGACGTCGAAGCTTTCTTCTGTCGCCGGTCTTGTTTCTTCGGTGTCCAAGGTCACCCCGAATATAAAGACTACAACGCGTATTCGAAGTGGTTCCTAGACTACATCAACGAGTTGGTGATTCTTAACGAAGACATCGACTGGATAAACAACCGACGTCGGCTTAAACCCGACTATCTTTTGGAGCGAGAATTGACTAAGAAACAAACGGAGCGTCCTGTTCTTACAGTTGTTGAAGGAGATAAATAGTGTGTGGATTGGTAGGATGCGCCGGGCGTCTGTTGTTCAAAGACGAATTCACGATGAAGCGCCTTTTGTTGGCGGATTACTTCAGAGGAACAGACTCTACAGGAATGGCGGCTGTCCGGGCTGACGGTGAAATAGTTTTGTCGAAGGTGGACAGTGATCCAATCACGTTGTTTCAGATGGAGCCTTTCAAGAAGGCTCTTAACGGGAACGCAAGTCGCGCCTTCATCGGCCACAACAGGGCAGCCACTCGTGGCGGGATTTCCAAAGCCAATGCCCACCCGTTTCACATAGAAAACATTGTCGGGGCTCACAACGGAACTTTGTGTCTTCGCAGCATTTCGGCTTTGGAAGAGGCCGTAGGTGAAAAGTACGGAACCGATTCAGAACTTCTCTTTGCCGCGATTGCCAAGCTAGGAGTCAAATCTGCAATCAAACTGTGCTATGAAGGAAAGGAATATCAAACAGGAGCGTGGGCACTTAGTTGGTACAATCGAACCGACAACACGCTTAACTTCCTCCGTAACAAACATCGAACCTTGTTCATGGCGTATGAAAAGAATTTCGAGCGTTTGTTTTGGGCTTCGGAATGGTGGATGATCCGCGAGGCTCTTGAAGCGTCCGCTTCTAGCTACGAAATCTATAGCGAGCCGTCGTCTGAAAAAGGCAAGGTCGTAGGGTACTTCTCGTTTGAACCCGACATTCATTACAAGTTTGATTTAGACGAGTTGGCCAAGCCGGGACCGGACAAAAAGAAGCCAAAGCCTAAAACCACTAAGATTGCAGGGAAACCTTACAGCAGTGGGAGTCAGCGTGACCAAAATTTTACCCAAATTCCGGGATTCATGTTCCCAAATCAGAAACGGACTGTTGGAATCCCTACTTCCAATGCTACGAGTCAGAAATCTTCAGGCTCGACGACGACGTCCCGTTCTGAGAACAGGGTCAAGTACCTTCACTTGATTGGGGACGAAAAGCATCCTTACGCCAACATAATCGACGAAGACCAGTTTATGCCCGTTGCTCACGGCGGGTGTCAGTGGTGTAGAAGGCCGGTTACTTTTGGCGAACCGGGTGTGACAATATTTGAAAGAGACGGACAACTTCTTTGTCGAGAGTGTTCAGGATACAACGAGGAAATGAAAAATCCAACCGTTAAGATTTATCTACGACAAGGTGCTTTTGATAAACTAGGATAGGGGTATTTGAATGCCGACTTCACTAACACAGACTTATATGCAAGCTTACGCGGCGACCCAAGACGCCGTATTTAATACTTTTTTGGGGATAGAAAGTACTAAGAAAGGTAAAGTAGTGCCCTCTTCAAACAAGCCTCACAAAGCTCCGAAAGAATTCAAGTTCGGATGTGATCCAGAAGCCTTTGTTTTTTGTGGAAAAAAGCCAGTTCCCGCAGACTCGGCGGGAATTCCGGGGACGAAGGCCGAGCCGTTTAAGGTAGATAAAGGTTGGGTTCAAGTAGATGGAATGGCGGCTGAAGTCAACATCGAACCTGCAAATACATTTGAAAAATGGGATGAAAATCTTTCAACCGTCACAGCCCAGTTAGAAGCGATGCTTCCTAAAGGACACACACTTAAGTGGATTCCGAGTGTGACGTTTTCTCAGGAAGAATTTGACAAGGCTTTGGATGAAAACAAAGAACTAGGTTGCCGGCCCGACTTTGATGCGTGGACGGGCGGCGTGAATCCTCTTCCGTGTCCAGAAAATCCCCTAGTTCGCTGTGCAGGAGGACACTTGCACGTTGGCTGGACTGAAGACGAAGACCTAGGCGATCTCCAACACCTTCTTAATTGTCAAGACCTTGTAAAACAGTTGGATTATTATCTAGCGCCTTGGTCACTCACCAAAGACGACGACAAGATTCGAAGGACCTTGTATGGCAAGCTAGGAGCCTGTCGTTATAAGCCTTATGGGGTAGAATATCGAGTCCTTTCAAACTTTTGGGTTCCCAGTCAGGAACTTAGATTGCAAGTTTGGAACAGAATGGTTCACGCCATTGATATGATGAACTCTATGTTCCTTCCTGACCGAATTCCGAAGAAGCTTCTCAACTCCATGAGAGAGTCGGTGAATTCAGGCATTGTCGACGCTGAGGTCATGGCGAACCTTCAATACCCAGTAGAAACTCTCGTGATCGGTTATAGCAGGTGGTAACTTCCAATGGCGACTCATCCTAATTTTTATGAAAATCTAGGCGAAGCTCTTTCACGGTTGAAATCTACAGTAGTTACGTACGAAGGAGAGCCATATTTAATTTGGACAATAACGGATCACAAAGGAGACGGCAAGTTTCGGGTGTATATGTCTCCTGTCGAAGCTGTCCAAAACATGCACGTTCCTGTGTTAAACTCGATTCCCCATGGACATTCAGGCTTGGGCCCTGCCCTTGACGAATGGATGCAGGCGAATCCAGCCGCAAGGATCGTAAGGAAAATGATGAATTCTCCGGGATTTAATCGTTTTCGTCCATTTCCTTTGGGGATGTTTAATGATGGAAAAACTGCGTGCTATTTGGAGCGCATTCCTAGTCGTCCTAAAATGGAACAAGGTCTGCAAAGCTCCATGATTATGGTCAATCCGGTTTCGTGTTTCGACTCTAATCGTGCGCATGTCATAAATCTTTATTCCGAATCGTTTAAAGATTGTGTCCTTGGTCGGTATCCTTCGCCTAAGGAAATCCTAGAGAAATTGTCGTCGGGTAAATTCACCAATATTTCGGTCGCCTTTGACAGAGAATTCGCACTGGTTCGTGGCCCAGTCGGAACGTTGTTTCTGGCTTACAGAGAAAACGTCATTGGTTTTATGCCGAAGGGGGATTTCAGCAGGGTTCAACTACCCCATAAATTCCTCCATTTCAAGGAAGTCGTAGAAGAATTGAATTTGTTTTACACAATCGACAAGATGTGAGGTAAGAAGGTGTGAAATGGCTAAAGATGTATTTATTCCTAAGAACGAAACGCCCCGCCCCGGAGTCAACGTAGGGGTAATTTTCAATAAAAAGTCGGTCAAAGGCGAGGTCGGAATCGAAATTGAAGTCGAAGGAAAAAAACTACCTCATTCCGACGACACGCCTGAGCCGTGGTTGTATCATCCCGATGGGAGCCTTAGAGGAGAAGACAACGGGGAATATGTTCTGGCTAAGCCATTGAAATTCAAGGAAGTCCCGAAGGCGTTGGAGGTTTTGTGGGGAGTCTTCAAAGAAAAGAAAAGTAAGCTAGATGACAGCAACAGGACGTCCGTTCATGTCCACTTGAATTGCCAGCAATGGCATCTTAATCGTCTGGCGGCTTTTCTAGGACTTTACTACACGCTCGAAGAGTGTCTGACTGAATGGTGCGGAGAACACAGAGTAGGGAATCTGTTTTGCCTACGTGGAATAGATGCTCCGGGAACTGTTACGTCTCTTAAAAGTTTCATCAGATGCGACGGGGAATATCCTCTTTCGGAGTGTCTTCATTACGCCGGTTTGAATCCTAACGCCTTGAAAAAGTTCGGCAGTCTGGAAGTCAGGACTTTGCGGGGATGTTCAGACCCAAAGATTATTGAGACGTGGGTCAGTGTTTTGGAAAGACTGTACACGCTTTCTGCTGATTTTCCTGATCCTCGTGAAGTTTGTACCATGTTGTCAGAAATGGGTAGTCTGGCTTGGTTTGAAACCATCCTAGGTGACAAGGCTTCAATAATTCGTAATGCTATCTCGTTTACCGACTCAGACATAGACCAGTCTATTAAAACCGGTATCAGGCTGGCTCAAGACCTTTGCTACTGTCGTGACTGGTCGATGTACAATCCCGTGGATTTGAAGCCCGACCCTTTCAAACGGCCAGCTAAGAAGATTATCAAGAAACTCCTAAATGCGGACTTTGGTGACAGCGGCACGTCGATACCGGCCATGTCTGTTCAGACGGGTACGCCATTGACAGTAAATTTTAATGGACCCCACACTGTTAATATGGCACCGTCTACTGTTCCGTTTGACGGGGATGCTCCTGACGAAGACGATTCTGACCATGAATTTCTAGAAGAAGTGCTTGACGAAATCTACTTCGATGAAGATGACTACCCCGATGAAGGCGATTGATTCTAACGGAGGACAAAGTGTTTGTAGTTAATTGTTCTAGAAAATCTAGAAGCGCTAGGAAACTGGCTCGTGCGTTGAAAGGGCGGCGATATAAGTCTGGTGACGAAATCCAATCCGATCTTGATACGGCAATCAATTGGGGAGATTCCGAATGTCGATTGAACTCGTGCCTCAACCCCGGTTCAGTAGTGAAAGAGGCCACGAACAAGCGCCGGTGTTTCGAGGTTCTAAGTGCAGCCGGTGTCCCTGTCCCGCGCTTTGCAACTGGCAAGGAGACTGTCACTTGGAGTGGGACAACAGTTGTTCGTCACAAGCTGACGGGGCACAGTGGCGAGGGAATTGAAATCGTAGAGAAGAAAGAGGACTTGCCAAACGCCCCGTTGTACGTCGAATACATCAAGAAGCAAGACGAGTATCGAATCCACGTAGGAAGGAAAGGCGATGTGTACTCCTGTATTTCTGAGCAAAGAAAGGCTCGTAGCCTTGACGTGCCATTGGAGCGAGTTAACTGGAAAGTTAGAAACCACAATAACGGTTTCGTCTTCGTCAGGGAAGATTGTAACCCGCCGGATAGTGTTAGAATCGCAGCCGTCGAAGCTATTAAAGCGACTGGGCTTGACTTTGGAGCAGTTGACGTAATCTATAACGCAAAGGAAGATAGAGCTTATGTCCTCGAAATCAACACAGCCCCCGGCCTCGAAGGCCAGACTATCGAAGACTACCGGAGCTTCTTTAATCAGCTTACTTGAACAAATTCCAGGAGGTTATGTTTACTCAGGAGCGGCTTCTTTACAAGTCTGCTTTCCTTTGAAAGCTGGCGGGGAACTTAGATTTTCGATAGTTGATGACGATGTCTCTGAAGACCCTGAGTTCTGGAAAAATGATGACGCCATTTCCATTGATTTATACGGCGGCGAATTAAGTGGAGTAGGAGTAACAGGGTTTGTAAATAAAACAGGCACTTGACGCCTTCAGTTAAAGGGTATTTGAAATGAAATATACCATTGAATTAGAATACTATACAGGAGACACTTTCTCTACTAATTTAACGACTTCGTCGTTGGAAATCACTTGGGAGAACTTAGAAAAAGCTAAAGAGGCCTTGGAACGAATAAAAATTCATGACGAGGCTTATCGTAAAGCAGAAAGTTGTTACGCAAAAAAAGAAGATCAAGAGGCTTTCAAGAATACGCCCGGATATACAGGAGAATATACAATCAAACTACCAATGGATGACGGTTCTGAACAACCTGTTTATCTTTTCTGGCAAGGTTACTTTGATAAATTAGTCGGAGGAGAAATTATTCCGTCCCCTGATTATGGACTTTCTTTTACTGTTAATTAGTGTTATAATAGTTTGTAGTCCGGGCGGGATGCGTACGAAGGCCCGCCATAGCGAAAGAAAAACATTATGCGTTGTTACATCTGTAACTCTATCCTCGAAGACCCACAGTACAATCTAGACCACGAAGACTACGATCCGTGTCCGACGTGTCTGGCTGTGATAGAGGATGTATTCGGCTACGCAGACCAGCCAGCCGCAGGTGAGGAAGACCTCCCTGACGACCCCATCCTAGAAGGTCTGTATCCCCAATCCTATGAGCCTTTTGAGGCCGAAGAAAACACTTGACAACCTAGACTAACCTTGGTATAATACTCTTATGGCGCTCCCTGCGCCGTAGGCCGTTGGCTCCCCGAGAAAAAGGGGGGTTTGGGGGGATGGTCTAGATAATCATTCATGTTAACAAATTAGTTGGAGAAATCTCGTGGACAAATACGAGAAGCTGATGCTGCACAAATTTGAAATGCTAATGCGTCGAGAAAGGCAGTTGTCGCGTGTTCCCGACACGGATAGCCGTATCAGATTTTACAGTAAGAACTCTCACCCGGGATACAGGAAGAACTAATGGTCTGTCGTTGCTTCGGTTGTAACGACCCCCTTGGATTGGACCCTTGTACAGGACATGATAAAATGGCACCACGTAATCCTTCAGAACTCGCACGTCTCGAAGACGAACTCTGCTACTGGAAAACTAAGGTAGGTAATCTAACACTGTCGAAAGCAGATCGTGAAGCCGCCCTATCAGAAGCCAGAAAGATTGAAAGGCAACTTGATATTGAATAGCAGGACTAATTCAACAGCCGTGATGCAACGGCGACACGAACCGACTGACAGCCTAGACGACTTTCCTACCCCGCCTTGGGCGACTCGCGCCCTGATGAACTATCTAATCGACCACGGTTTTGAACTAGGAGACATTTGCCGAGAGCCCGCAGCCAATCGCGGTTTCATGGCAAGAACCCTAAAGGAATATTTTACTGTTGTAGATGCGTCTGATGTTCACGACTACGGCGTAGGGTATCCTGTCAAGGACTTTCTGAAAGATGATTTCTGTACCGTCGATTGGACGATCACTAATCCTCCTTTTGTCCTAGCCAAAGACTTCATTCTTAAAGCGATGGAATCTTCGGACCTAGGAGTTGCTGCAATTCTACGTATCGCCTTCCTAGAAGGCAAAGGGAGATACAACGAACTCTTCAAGGACTTTCCTCCGTCTCATGTTCTTCAGTTTGTCGAACGTGTCCCGATGGTGAAAGGCAGGTACGATCCCGACGCTTCGTCGGCTACGGCTTACGCTTGGTTTGTCTGGCAAGACAACGACATTAGACCAACTACTCTCGACTGGCTCCCGCCTTGTAAGGACAAGTTGATTAACGAGGAAAAGGATTTTGTCTAACGGAAGTGATTTTGTAAAGCACGGCCCGTGTCGTGTCTGCGGATCTTCTGATGCAGTCGGTATCTATTCGGACGGACACGGCGTCTGCTTTTCTTGTAACAGGTACTATGATAAATATGGAGAAGAAGAAATAGAAATTTCACAAATGGTTCAAACTCGCGTAAATCCTAAAGGACTTGCAGACAAGAACGTAACTCCTGTCACAACTGTCTTTCGGGCAATTCCGAAACGAGGCCTGACCGAAGAAGCAATTCGTAAGTATCAAATCGACGTCTGCATGGACAAGACTTCTTCTGTCGGGCACAGATATCCTTACTTCAAAGACGGGCAGCACGTAGCGAACAAGGTTCGTCGGAGAAACGAGAAGGCTTTCTACTGGGAAGCGGAGAACAAAGATGCAATCAACGGATCAGAACTTTTTGGGCAGCACCTTTTCCCTGCCGGAAGCGCCCGAGGGATTACTGTCGTTGAAGGCGAACTTGACGCCCCCTCCGCTTGGCTTCTTCTTGGCAGTCGTTATCCTGTTGTGTCTGTTAAGTCAGCATCAAGTGCAGTCCAAGACTGTAAAGCACAGTTCGAGTATCTCAACAGCTTTGACGAAATAGTACTTTGTTTCGATCAGGACGAAGCCAAAGAACGCCCTGACGGAAGCCAGTTTTATCCCGGGCAAGAAGCCGCAAAGAAGGTGGCAGAACTGTTTGCGAACTCGGGCAAGGTTCGGATTATGTCGTTGCAACACGGCAAAGACCCGTCGGAGTACAGGCAAAAAGGAGTCGACAGTCAGCTATTCATCAAGGAATGGTACAACGCCCCTCGGTTCCGTCCCGACGGATTGAAAGCAGGAAAGGATATGTGGGATGAAATCGTTAACCGTCCAAGTTACTTTTCCATTCCCTATCCTTGGGGACCGCTCAACAAAAAGACGTATGGAATCCGTCTCAGTGAAGCTGTCTTGCTCATGGCTGATACCGGAGTCGGTAAGACGTCTATATTCAAAGAAATCGAACACGCCATTCTCACTAACCCCGAAGTCAAAGAGAAGGGTTATGGGGTGGGTTTTTTACATCTTGAAGAGCCGAATTTCGACACCGCGCTCGGCATTCTTTCAATCGAGAAAAACAAACCGTATCATCTTCCTGATACGCCGAGATCGGAAGAAGAACTCAAAGAGGCGTACGATCAAACTATCAATAATGACAGAGCGATTTTCTACGATCACTTTGGGTCTAACGACATCAATGAGATTCTAGCCAAGGTTCGTTACATGTCGGTCATGGGATGTAAGTACATCTTCATCGACCACCTGTCCATCATTGTCAGTGACCAATCGGGAGACGAAAGGAAGCAGTTAGATGAAATATCAACCAAGCTTAAAACTCTCACGATGGAACTTAACATCGCGGTGTTCTGTGTTATTCACACGAACCGTCAGGGTGAGGCCCGAGGGTCAGCCGGTCCTGAGAAAGTCGCGAACATTCATATCGCTTTGTATAGGGAAAAGGACGATCCCGATCCTTGGCGTCGCAACGTCCTCAAGCTCTCTATCGTCAAGAATAGGTTTTCAGGTAGGACAGGGCCGTGCCTTTGGCTTTTCTATGATGAAATCACTGGCCGTCTTGTAGAGCTAGACGAAGAAGCAATCCAGAAATACGAGGAAGGACTTTCAATTAATGACTCAGACATGCCATTCTGATAAAGACCAGAGATTCTTGAAAGAGTTTAATCGCATTCGACGGGAGTGGTTTAATGCTGACGGGGATACCGAGAAGTCTGATACCCTTATGATGGATTTGTTCATGGAGATAGAAGATTATTTTGAAATACCTCTCGGCAACTGATAACTATTGGGCTTGCGACATTGAAGCCGACGAGTTGCTGGAAGACGCAACGAGGATTTGGTGTGTCTGTGTAGAGAACATAGAGACAGGAGAGCAACGTGCATTCACCGATATGGATTCATTTATTCAATGGTATGATTCTGACTATGTTATGGTCGGTCATAATTTCATTGCTTATGATCTTGTCATGCTCAATCGCCACTGGAAGGCTGGAATCCCTATTACGAAAGTGGTCGATACGTTTGTTCTTAGCCAACTTTACAATCCTACCTTTAGCGGCGGCCACAGTCTTGCTGCTTGGGGTAACCGTCTAAAGTTTCCGAAGACAGAGTTCGATGAATGGGACAAATTCAGTGAAAGAATGGTTGACTACTGTCGGAATGATACTGCTCTTACTGCTCGTCTGTATCGCAAGCTCTCAGCTAGAATGGCCGATGTAGGCTTCAAAGAAGAAGGCTGCGAGATTGAACACTTGTCGTGGAACATAATTCAGAACAAGCAACGCCGAAACGGATTCCCGTTCGACGTAAAGAAAGCAGAGGAACTCTATGCAACACTCCGGTCACGACAAGAAGAACTCGAAAAAGAAATATTCACCGTCTTCCCTCCACATTACGGTGTCGTCGCTTCATTTGCACGAGGACGTAAGCAGGATGGAACTCGTACTAAAAATTATGAACGACACGTTGAACAGTATCCAGAACTCAGAGATAGACCCGACGGAGGCTATGACGCGTATGACTGGATACATTTCAACCTTGGGAGTCCACTTCAACGCATTGAAAAGCTCTTGGAACATGGTTGGGAACCTACATCCTTCACTGAAAAAGGCAACCCGAAGGTAGATGAAGACAGTCTTCTAGCTTACGCAGAGAAGTCAGGAAAGACAGAAGTCACGGCTATCGCCAAATGGTTGGTGTGTAACAGTCGTGGCAACATGGTTAGGACGTGGTTAGATGCAGTCAATCCGAAGACTAATGCAATCCATGGGAAGCTATTCATCGCCAGTACCCTTCGTTATCGGCATAGTAATCCTAACAGCGCTAATATTCCGGCAGTAAAGAAAGATGAAAACAAGAAGATTCTATTCGGGGAAGCTGGAACGTGGGCTTACGAATGTCGAGACTTGTTTACGTGTGGCGATCCTGATAGATACAGTCTTGTTGGAGTGGATGCCAAAGGGCTTCAGCTTCGCATCCTTGCGAATTACGCGTACTCCGAAGAGTTCGCTAAGACGGTACTCACTGGCGATCCTCACGAAAAGAACGTACAGATATTGGGCTTGGCTAACAAACCGGCGGCCAAGAAGTTCATCTACACTCTAATCATGGGTGGCGGGGGTGCCCGTTTGGCTGCCGACCAAGCACAGTTCGGTACTAAGCTGACTGCGAGAGAAGGCGAGTCCCTCAAGCGGAAGATGATTGCATCAGTTCCCGGTTTCAATGAACTAATCAAACGATTGGAGAAAGAACTTGAACGTACAGGTCGCATTACTCTCTGCGACGGGACTCCTATTCTTGTTCCTTCGCCTCATATGGTCATCCCCTATCTGCTCCAAGGAGACGAATCTAGACTGATGAAGAAGGCGAGCATTCTGCTCGACCTAGAAGTTAGGAGACATAGACTTGACGCAAGAAAAGTCGCTGACATTCACGATGAGTGGCAGTGGAGCGTCAAAAGAGAGGATGTTGAGAAGTTTATCGAACTGGCTCTCTCAGTTTTCCCTAGAGCCGGGACAGCTTTCAACTATAGAGTGCCGATTGAAGGTGACGCCAAGGTAGGATTGACATGGGCAGAGACACACTAAAAGAGTTGACGCTAGAGCAATACAAACGTTTTATCAAACGGCGAACAAAATTTCTTTTGGAGGTAAAGAAAGAGCTTGACAAGAAGCGCCAGTAGTGGTATAATACAAGAGTAAGGTAAGTAATTGTAGTAATTGTTAGAAGGAAATTGTATGGCTAAACCTAAGTTTCTAGTTATTCGTGGCGTCCTAGATTACGCCAAGATTGTAGGCGCTCCTCGTAAACACACGGGTCTGCCGCAGTACGACCGAGGACCGTATTGGTCTGTCGACGTAACCCCTGACGCCAAAAGTCTGGCGTTGCTGGAAGAGAACGATCTCGAAGGCAAGCTGCGTCCGAAGAAGAAGAAAGACGCCGAGAAGATTGCAGCGGATAAGAACCGCGTCGGCAAGGGAAAGTTTCTCTCGCTTCGTGTTCTTCAAAACAACAAGGACGGCAGCACTAACGACAGTCCTCGTATCACCGACGTCTCCGGTCAGCCTTGGGGCAACAAGCTCATTGGCAATGGTAGCGTCGCTGACGTCAAGGTGAAGGTCGTGGACTACGCCGGAGCAGAGTCGGGAGTTTATCTTCAGGCTGTTCGCATCCTGTCGCACGTCCCGTTCGAGATTGACGAGTTCGCTCCTCTGTCGCCTGACGACGAGTTCTTCGGGGCTTCTGATGAAGTCGGTCCTGATCACGCCCTTCCTCCCCACGAAGGCGGTCCTGACGGCGACCAGTTTGAAGACGAGAACGACCTAGACGACGACGTCCCGTTTTAAGTAGGTTTCCCATGGCAGACGGGCGTGTGACAAATAGTCTGCCCCTTATTCAGAGTTCCGCGAATACCTGTGAGGTGGGCCAGCGGAAGCCTCCTTGTTAGCCTCACAGTCTTTCTTTAAGGAGACAATGTTTGAAGAATACTACGTTTATGTTCCAGACTAATCTGGCGTACGAGAATAACCTCGACACTAATACCGCCGAGAAGATTGTGGAGTGGCTTGAGAACGAGGGTGTTCTCGACTACGAAATCATTGATGAAGTTTACGGCGAAACGCCGGTGGCTGTCAACGATGCAGCTTAACTTCTTTCGTTACTTTTTCAACAAGCCAGAAGACACAAAGGATAACAGCATGGTTAAGATTACTCAACTTCCCAACGGTCGCTTCGCAATTGTAGACCGCGGCGGCCAGTTCCTCTTTGACTACGCTCGTCGTCGTGACGCAGTTCGCGGTGCCAAGCGTCGTGGTTTCGAGATCGCTTAATGAGTAAAGACCCGTTTGCAGATTGGTATGATATCTCTAGCGAAACCTTTCGCGAATATGTGAATGGCGACGGTAAGATTTATCGTATCGATAGTCCTAAGAAGCTGAAGCTGAATAAGGTTAGTGGCACCCATTACGTCCTCGGTGACGACGGTGTTGTCCACACGCTTCTGGCTTCGTCTTTCATGGTCTGCCGTTTTCTAGATAAGAACGGAGTTTCTTTCACATCGACTCGTGACGGAGACACCGTTCGGCCAATTAAGGCGGCATAACTAATGGACACTGACGTTATCGCAGATACCTCTGCCGTCCGTATGAGTCCGGAGTCGTTGCCTGAGGACATTTATCGTATCCTAGACGACGACACGGATCATCAGGTGTCCGAGGATAACGTCGAGTGGGCGGGGGAGGTTTTCAAGAACTTACTTAGGAGCCGTTTGGCTAAACGAGATAGTTCGACTGAAGACGTCCTCCGCTTTTCTTCTCTTGGAAAGAAGGACCGCCAGCTTTGGTATGCTAAGCACAAGCCAGAGACGGCAGAGAAACTTCACGGCCAAGTCAAGTTTAAGTTTCTTTACGGGGACATTCTCGAAGTCCTTCTTCTTTTTCTAGCCAAGGAGTCTGGCCACAGTGTCGAAGACGCACAATACGAAGTCGAACAAGACGGAGTCAAGGGACACATCGACGCGATCATTGACGGAGTTCTCGTTGATGTCAAGTCAGCTTCGAGCTATTCTTATGAGAAGTTCAAGTCGGGTAGCTATGTCTTCGATGATCCGTTTGGATATGTCAGCCAACTCTCAGGTTACGCGAACTGCCTCAAGGCTCTTGGAAAGCTTGAGGATACACGGGCAGGCTTTCTAGTTGCTGACAAGGTTAACGGAAGAATTTGCTATGCCGGACTCGACGAAGAATATATTCTCGGTAATCCTCCCGGTCCCCGAATCGCAAAGCTTAGGGACGTACTGGCAAATCCGACGCCACCTTCACGATGTTATCCGGACGAACCGGAAGGTAAAAGTGGTAATCGAAAGCTTGGAGTAGGCTGTTCGTACTGTGCATTTAAAGAAGAGTGTTGGGATGACAGCAACGGCGGTAAAGGTCTTCGCAAATTTTTCTACGCCAAGGGTCCGGTTTGGCTGACTCAAGTAAAGAAAGAGCCGAATGTCCCGGAAGCGTCCTAACTTTCGCAGTGGGTTCGAAGAGGCTGTGTATGACGCAGCCAAGAGAAGTAAAAAATCCCTCGAACACGAACCTCACTTCATTCCTTATATTATGAAGGGCAGTTACCTGCCCGATTACAAGCTACCCAACGGAATTTACATTGAAGTCAAAGGCTACCTAGACGCCGCTGCCTGTAAGAAAATGAAAGCGGTTAAAGCGACCAATCCAGACCTAGACATTAGGTTCGTATTTCAGAACGCCAACGGCAAACGAAATAAACGATCTAAGATTCGTAACTGGGAGTGGGCCGAGAAATATGGTTTCCCATGGAGTGAGGGTACTATTCCTCTTTCGTGGTGGAAGGAGAAGAAAGTTATGAACAACGGTGGTTAAGCCTCAGTTACCAGCACAGAACATGCTCGTCCTCGACATTGAGTGGCGACCAGTTAAGGCGTACGTTTGGCGGGCTTGGGATGAAAGCGTCCAACCTGAACAGATCATCGAAGACGGTGGCCTCCTTTGTGTCGGATGTAAGTGGGTAGGCGGAAAGACCGAGTTGTTCTCCGAATGGGAACACGGCAAAGAAACCATGCTCGCAGAAGTACACGACCGAATGTCTCACGCCGACTGTATCATAGGGTATAACTCTGCGAAGTACGACGAGCCTAAGCTTGACGGAGAGTTCCTTAAGTACGGTCTTCCGCCGCGTCCTCCTTGCACCAGCATTGATCTAATCAAGACGATAAAGAAGATGGGCTTCTTTCGCAACTCTCTTGCATTCATCGGACCCTTTCTAGGTGTCGGTGCGAAGATGGAACACGAAGGCTTCGGTCTTTGGAAGAAAGTCATGGCAGGTGACGAAGCCGCTCAGAAACGAATGGCTAAGTACTGCATCCAAGACGTAGACGTTACGGAGAAACTCTATCTCAAGATTCGATCACACATTCGTAATCACCCGAACATGGGTCAAACGGGGAGCGAACAGTGTCCTTCTTGTGGAGGAACGCATTCCCATTCAAAAGGTACGAGACGGACTCGTATTTACAAGATACAGCGTCTTCAATGTCAGACCTGCTACCATTGGTACGACGGGGCTAGGACTAAGATATAATGGACTGGTCTGAACGTATTCAAAACTATAAACAAGAAACAGGTTTTCCAGAAGCCATTCATTTAGGAGAGGACGGAAGGGTTACTGGAACGTGGGTAATGGGTAACAACTATCAAGTAAAGAGTGGATACTATGGGGGATACCCTCACGGGTATCTAAAGCGCATTAAATCTTTATTCCCTGATAAACAGAATCCTCTACATCTATTTAGCGGGTGTGTAGATCAGTCCACATGGCCGGGAGATACGGTTGATTTAGTAACTGATCTGAATCCTACATATATCGACGATGCCCAATCACTCGAAACAGTTCCTCTTGAACAGTATGATATTGTCTTAGCTGATCCTCCTTATTCAATTGAAGACTGTGATCACTATGTTCCGACGATGGTTAAGCGTAATAAAGTAATGAAGGCGCTTTCACGTTTAACGAGTGGTTCTCACGTGGTTTGGTTGGATCAAGTTCTTCCTATGTATCGAAAGGATGAATTTTGTGTAGAGGCTTATATAGGAATGGTTAAGTCAACTAACCATAGATTTAGAGTTATTACAATTTTCAGGAAACTATAATGGATAAATGGGATGAACGATTTCTTAAAGCGGCTGATGAAGTTTCCTCATGGTCGAAAGACCCCTCCACTAAAGTCGGCTGCGTTATCGTTGACAGCGATTTGCAGCGAAGAGTCGGCGAAGGATTTAATGGATTTCCTCGCTTCATGTCCGACGCCCCCGAGCTATATAAGGATCGAGATACTAAGTACGCGCGAACAATTCACGCTGAGTTAAACGCAGTTCTCTTTGCCAAGAAAACAGAAGGTTGCACAGCCTATGTCACACATCCACCTTGCACATCATGTGCCTTGGTACTTATTCAGAGCGGGATTAGTCGCGTGGTTTGCGCTAGGCCTTCTGATGATTTGCTTTCCCGATGGGCCGACAGCTTGGAAATGGCTAAAGGATTCTTTGACGAAGCTGAAGTCGGGTATGAGCTAGTCTAGTGGAAGAGTTGAAGAAGAAGCTTGCAGACTACTTCGAGTCGTGGGAGCTTGCTGAGTATCTCAAACTTTCGTCTGCTGAACTAATTGAAGCATTTGAAGACGAAGTCGAAGACAAGCTGGAAGGCTTGAAAGAATTGATGGGATTAGAAGATGAAGGAAGTTGAACCGAATGAATTCGAAACAGTCTACCCTGTATCTAATAGGAAGCCTAAGAAACAAAAAGATTCCTCTTCTAGCGAAGAAGCTACGGGCAGAGAATCCACATATGGAGGTCTTTGATGAATGGTACTCGGCAGGGCCGGAAGCAGACGACTGTTGGAAATCTCACCAGAAACTCAAAGGATTGTCCTACCAAGAAGCGCTTGAAGGATATGCAGCCAAGAACGTCTTCTCCTTTGATAAGCGACACTTGGACCGTTCCACCCATGCCCTACTGGTCCTCCCTGCGGGGAAGTCAGGACACATGGAAGTCATGTACGCCGCTTACGGAGTCGGAGCCGACACCGCAATCCTCCTAGACGAAACAGATGTTCGATGGGACGTCATGTATCAATTCATACCTAACATTCTTCACAACTACAAAGAGGTTAATGAATGGCTAAATCAATCTACATCGCGGGGCCAATGTCAGGCTACCCGAACTTTAACTTCGATTCCTTTCACGGGAGAGCTGAAAAACTCAAAGCCGAAGGCTGGACAGTATATAATCCTGCCGAAAAAGACGAAGAGTACGATCTAGACCCTGAAGCCTGTGAGACTGGTGATCATGCACTCGTCGCGGAACGAGGCTTCGACTTCAAGACTGCTTATCTTTGGGACGTCGAACACGTAATCAAAGCCGATGCAATCTTCATGTTGAAAGGTTGGGAGTTCTCAGCAGGAGCTACGGGTGAACACGCCGTTGCTGTAGCTATGAAGAAATGGAACAAGGACTACGAGATCATCTATGAGTAAGTTGACTGGAACAAAACATGACCAAGAAAAACCACGGACTGACCTCTTGCCGACGGCACCGTTGTTTGAAATCGCAAAGGTGCTCGGCTTCGGAGCGAAGAAGTACGCGGCCCACAATTGGCGAGGCGGCATTGAACAGTCAAGACTTGTTGGGAGTTCTTTGCGGCATCTACTAGCCTACAACGACGGGGAAGACAACGACCCTGAGAGCGGTCTGCCTCACTTGGCACATCTAGGTTGCTGCGTTCTCTTCATGCTAGAGCAGCACCTTAAAGGCACAGGACTGGATGATCGTTACAAACCCTGAGTTCGAGGAAATAATCGCAGACGTGAAACGACAGTACGAAGATAACAGTCAAGAAGACCCTGAGTCGTCGTTCTACGTCGAACGATCCACTGGATACATATACGAAGTCAAGTTGTTTCCCGAGTATGCAATCATAAGACCCGCGACGCCTGAGGCTTCAGCTAACATCATGCGAGAAGACCTTGTGAAGTTTGCCCAAGCGTTCACGGAATACTTAGGAGATCATCAGGCTATTCGGGACTATCTATGGGGAGCAGGTTCTCCTGAGAACATTGTAATAGACAGGAAGAAGTAGTGGGAAAGGGAATGAATTCGTACGGCCACAAACAAAGAAGGGCCATGCGGCGGAGAAACCACATAGCCCGAGACTTGGCTGAGCGAAAATATCGTCAGCGTAGAGTTGAAAACAAGAAAAAAAGATATGATTTTGGTTGGGAGATAGACGAAGATGCCGACTAGAGAGACAATGATCGACGAGTTCTACTGGGACGATCTTCGGCTTCAGTACGACCCTACAGATAACACAGACGACAAACGAATCGAACGCATTGCTGCTGAAGTAACTGACAGTTCAGTCCAGTTGATCAATGCAATGGGAGAGTTTAAAGAAGCCTGTTGCGATAAACCGGACGAAGACAGCGAAAGCCGAATGAAGTATGCCCGTCGTGCCTTGATTGAAGCGTGGGCTAAGATGCAGGCATCTGTGTCAGCCACAGCCCTGACGTTTCACTTCCCCGGCGACGAGGCTTACGAACGTTTCGTGGCCAGTATCGCAGACACCAACAAGCCGTTGGATTTCTCAGACCTCTAATTGTCGTGAGTTGCGTTCCACCCGTTGGCGTGGCCTAACTCGTGGCACAGAAGATGGGCGTAAAACTCAGTGTCGTACTGGCAAGGATTGGGCAGAAGGATTGTCGGTTGACCGTCTTTTACGAACTCACAGCCTATGTATCTCCAACCTTTAGGCGCAGTTCCACAGGCTTTGTTAGTGTCATCCACTGTGACAACCAAGGCAACTGCATTCTTTTGAAACTTAACAGGAGGAGTGTCGTTGTTCAAGGTTCCGCCTACAAGTAAGCCAGCTACTAAAACACCAATCATAATTAAAAGGACTCCTATGCTAGAAGGAATTTACGCCAAAATTATTGCAGCCGTTCTTGCTGTTCTAGCCGTCGGCGGTACGGCTCTTTACATTCACAGTCTTCAGACCAAACTGCACAACAGAGATCAAACAATCTCGATTCTTAACTATCAAATCACCACTATGACTACGGCTCAGAAGAACCAGACAGAAGGAACTACTAAGACCGTAGAAAAGGTTGTGACTCTTCCGCCTGAGGTCAAGACTGTCATTCAGACTGTTCACGACACCCCTGCGGCTAAGAACTGTACTCCCCCTCAGTATCCGGAGAACGTCCTTGAAAGCTTTTAGTCTAGTCTTTCTGGCTCTAGCGGCCTGTGCCCCTAAACCTCAGAGCATCCCACACAACGTCTACTGCTTGACTCCTGCCCAGTACAAAGCCCTAGTCGATGCGGAGCCTAAGAAGATCGGACAGTCTCTTTCTAAGGACTGGTCTGAGCGAGACAAGCAGTTAACTACTCAGAACATCCTTGTCCGTCGTTACGCGGACGGTTTGCTGGACGTTCTAGGCGGGTGTGTAGGTTCCAGTTAAATACATCTGTTGCTCGTGCTTACGACGAGTAATTAAACCATCAATGACTTTGCCGTTGTCGTACTTCCACTTAGGAAACTCGGCAGCGGCTTTGTCGTATTGACCGGCTTTGTGATACCGTAGAAGAGAGGATTTAATAAATTGAGTTGGACCCACGTTGAAGACAAAATCGCAGAGCGCGTCGAACTGCCCTTGGGTGCAAGGGAGAGCGTGTTCGTTCACGAAGTTCGTAGCGTACTGCATGTCGTGCTTAAGAAGTGTGTCGGCCACCTCTTTCGTAATCGACTGATTAGGACGAACCCCGCCTGTATGGCCGTAACCTATAGTCAAGACCCCCCCAGTATCACGATACGATTTGAGCCGCAGTCCCTCTGAGTCTTTCGTAAGTTGTAGTCCGAGTTCACTAACTTCCATTTGTTTTCCTGTCATGATAGACGTAGACTACGAGGGCAGTAAGAATAGCGGCCATGCCCGTTCCTAGATCGGAGAGAGCAATCTCTTTATGGATGTGCATGTTCCAAACCGTCGCTCCTATTAGTGTCATAAGAGACAGAGCAGCGATGCACCGCCCGTTGTCTAGGTGCCCATTATTAGAGTCGTAGAGTAAATCTTTTAGTCTGTCTGCTATCCACCTTCCGGCTTTCTTTAATGTCTGAACCAATGCAAAGCCTCCACTACTGCGGTAATTATACCTGAACCTATGATTAGGGACACGAGCCAGAAAGCTCCTGCTCCCTTATTTTTTAACTCTAGAAGTTGGTCTAGTTTGTCCTCAACACGAGCCATACGTGTCGACAGTTCATCAACTCTTTCTTCCAACTTAGCTATCCTTTCCCCGTAGACTGTCATTGTTGTTTTCCAATCTGATCTAAGTAATCAAAAGAACCTGCTCCTAGGTCATTTAGATATCCAAAAGGATCGTCTTTGGTACTAGGCCGACCAGAACTTCCCTTTTCACGAGGCTGGTACGTCTGGACACCAACACCAAAAACACCGGGGATGACTCCGGGGATTTTACCCATTCCGCCGTCCTTCCTGAGATCGTTTGCGTCTTGCATGACCAAAGGAATGACCTGATTCACGGCTTGTTTTTGGGCGTCGAAATCTCCGCCTGAAGGATTCGAATGAGTCCACCAACTCCACACAAAGGCGGGAATAGGTGAGAACTTATTTGAAGTGAAATCTACGACACGGTCGCCACGAGACGTAGGCCTGAAGGAGTCTGCGTCTTCGACTGAAGACACTCCCATCAGATGATCCAATCCTCGTCCTGCGGCATTTTCCCCGCCCGCCAACGACTGAACCGATCCGTCAGCATTCTTTTGTGAGTTCGTGATCATCTGTGCCCCAAGCCTTATGTACTGCTGGAAGCCCCCAAGTATGTCGTAGCGGGTGTTGCCCGTTTTGATTTTACCGAAGTCAGACGAACGAGGGTCCGCTTCTACTTCAGCACCACCCATTTTAGCCAGTCCTAGAATTGTAAATGCAATCGCCGAGAACGACAGAAGACTCTTCAAGGCCTGTTTTCGGGCAAAGGGATGAAGGGTCTGATACCAAATCGGGTTCATCATGTTAACCCTACTGGCAATCAGTCGCGGCGAGAAGAAGAGGCCATTAAGAACAGGAGCAGCAGTGTTCCAGCGCCCCAAGTCCCCACGACCTGTTGCGTTGTTAACAAAGCGAGCAATGCTGTGTAGAGCGTGGTAATCGTGTTCAAGGTCGATCCCTTCATTAGCGGCCTGTTTAATCAAGGTATCGAAGGTGTCGGCACGAAGCTTGTTAAGAAAGCCCATATAGGCTCGGCTTGAAGCTCGGACGCCCTTGCCCAAAACGGGAACCTTTTCGATCCAGTTCGACATAAACTGTTCTTCCCGCTTCATCAGCGGTCCGCCTTCTTCAGTCAACGCCAAGCCAGCCTTCTGCATCAACCTGAATGTAGGACGACTCGCGATTTCCGCCTGAGAAGCTTGGAAGTATTTCTCACTGAAGAACGAACGAAGCATCGGCATCCAAGCTTTGTAGAACTCGGGACGACCTACAAGGAATACTCCCTGACGAAACGGAGCCGACAAGTCAAAGCTAGCCATGATGGTTCTAGGTGTGTTCAGAACTTGCGCCGTTATCTTAGCGAATTTATTCTCCTTGGAGGTTGCGTCAATAAGCTCCTTAGGAAAGACGTGACTTAGAACGTCTAGTTCGCTTTTAGTAGGAACACGGACGCCCGTAGTCGACAAGAGCTTTTCTAGTCCGCTCTGGCCAGTTAGCTTCTCGCCGGGAGTGAGTCTATTAGACTTACCCACTTTGTCAAACAAAAACTGGATTTCGTTTGCGTCGAAATGCTGTCCAATAGGTTCGAAGTGAACCTTGTCCATTTCACCCTTCATCGCAGCCTTAGCCATACGGTAGGCAGCCGGTCCTTCAGAAGTCGCATAAATCTGAGCGACCTTGGCGAAGCGTTCCCCTCGCTGTTTAGAGATTGAAATCTTCTGTCTGTTCGACAGAGGCTTGGCGGCTTCTAGCATTTCAACTAGCTTACGAACAGTCGGCTCGTCAGAAGGAGGCGGCATGTCATCGGGATGCCCGTCTTCACTCTTTCGAGGAGGTTCGGTCCTGTCTTTGATGGTTTGACGAGAATTCTTATTCGTGCCTAGATTGCGACTTTCAGCAGGCGGTTGACGATTTGCAATTGCTTCGTCGATGACGTCCTGAGGAGTCGGTTCCGGCCTACCGTACAGACCTTCACGGTCGGCGGCATCGGCTTCATTTATGTCATTTAGTGGTTCGCCTCGCTGACCCCCTTTGAACTTGTCAAGAGCATTGGCTCCGGTGCTTTCAGGAGGAGTCACGTCAAGGTTCTCAGAGAGGTTGTCTTCGACTGATCGCCAAGTGTCGACCAAGTCTTGGGTCATGCCCTTATAGGCGTGGTCTTCAGGAAGCATTGCGTTTAGTTGTTCGGCTATTTTTCTGTTAGCCGATGCGTCCTCTAGCGAGATACGAGGATCGCCGTTCTGGACTGCATCGAAGTGGTCTAACGCATTGTCTAGTTTATCTTCAACAAGTGCCCGAACCTTCTGATTGTCTAGCGCATTACGGACTTTACCTAGATCAGTTACGTTGCCTGCATCGACTTCTATAGGCTGAGCAGTAGTACTGTCACCAATGCCAGCAGCCTCAGGGTCATTCATAATACCAGCAATGTCTTCTGGTCCCATAGGACGCACAGAGCCGTTGGCGGGGAGATCGCCTCCGCCGTAAGCCTTGAGCATTCCTTTACCGACGTAGTTCTGAGTCTCTGTCGGAGCGTGTTGTAGCCAATCGGAACCGTGAGCCTCGACGGCCTTGTCTACGTTGCCTTCGCCCCAGTTGTAAGCAGCTAGAGCTTTCTCCGTGTCGCCGTCATACTTGTCCAGCAAGGCGGCAAACTTATCGCGGCCTACTCGAACACTGTCTTCTACGGTGCCATTCCACGGCTTGATGCCGTATCCGGGTTTACGAAGCGTGTCAGGAGTAACCTGCATAGGACCGAAGGCCTTTGACTTAGGATTCACCTTAGGCGCATCTAGAGTGCCGCCGCCCTCTAAGTCAGGAATGACGTTGTCGGCAAAAGTCTCGAAATCAGGATGGGACATTCCTCGGGCGACAGGAGTCTTACCAGTTAGGACTGCATGAGCCCCACCGGGAACTACGGCTCCAACCAGTCCACCAATCAAAGGTGCCCATTCACTGTCAGGAAAGGCTGCGTGGGCTCCCTCTGAACCAAGTCCACCAGTGACACCTGAGATAACGCCCATGGCTCCGCCGGGAAGACCGGCACCTACGCCTTGTCCTACGGCACTTAGGACGCGTTCTCCTTCTCCTTGAGGAGTCACGGTTTGATAGTTCTTCGTAAAGAAGTCGTTGGCTTCTTCCGTCAACGGTCCTTGTCCAAGTAGGGCGTCTTTGACACCGCTGCCAGTGTTCGTCGGACTCAAACGAAGAGAATTCAAGACGTCGAGGATGTAAGGAGCCACGGTCGTCAAGCCTCGTGCAGCCCCTTCTCCAAACTGACGAAGTTCTCTGTCAACGCCCGGTCCTACTTCGTTCTTGGTTGTCTCAGGCGGACTTCCGTCGAGATAATCCCAAGACGTAGACGAAATCTTAGGAAGGGCTTTCCCAGCCTTAGGAGTTGTAGCCACGGGCTTAGGAGGCGGCAACTTGACAGTCACCGACTTACCTGTGTTGTTCAGGTCGTCTAGATAATCGAAAGGATTGTCAGCCATTATTGTTTAACGTTGAACTTCTTTCTAATGATTGCGTCATAGCCGGGCGCTCTGACACGAGTGTTGATGTCGCCGGGAGTGCGAAGTACAAAGGCATACCACTGACCGTCGTCGCCTTGTAGCGTTGCCACCCTTCCGTCAGGAGAAATTGTTCCTACGGAGGCACCGGTGTCTTGATTGAACACGTTCTTAATTGAAGGCTTTCCTTTAGCGGCTTTGTCTTCTGCGACATTTAGACGTCCTTGTGACAGAGCCTCCATCGCCTTGTTGTGCCGTTCAGTTTCAGTGGCGGTTCTGTCTTGACTTGCAGTGATACGAGCGTTAGTCTGGCTTTGATTTGCCAGCGCTGCTTGCTGAGCCGCAGACATACTTCCATTCTTGATCCCGTTTAGATTATCGGAATCGTAGGAGTCAGGAAACATACTTTTCCCGTCCAAATGGTATTGGTCGGCGTAAGACCTGAGGGTCGGAAGCATTTGCGTATAAGCCCCGGAAGGGTCTTTTGCAGACTGAATCGCTCCGGCAAAAGCGCCGAGTCGTTCGAGTCCTTTTTCACGCATCGCTTGAACACGTTCCTCCTGAAGCATATTATTCGCATCCATTTGAGACTGCTGGACGCGGAGCCTCTGAGCGGCGTTAGAATCGACCTGATTGACCCGTCTGATTGCAGCGTCAGGATCGCGGTCGTACCCCTTCATGGCCTCTTGCATGTTGGCTTCGTCTGTCCTCTGCCGGAAGACGGGCTGACGACCCCTGAGAATAAGGAGGGTGTCAGCTATCTTACCAAGGAGACTTTCCTTTTTAGGCTGGAACCTGTCGCCGTTGACAGTTATGTCGCTGTTGTCGTCTGCTAGTTCCTTAGGTGTGTCGTCTACGTAAGGATTATCAGGAGCGGCAGTGGGAGCCGGACTAGAAGCAGGAGCCGCTGTGGGATCAACCTGTTGCGGAGACAGTTGAGGCGTCGCCATTGCGAATCCCTGAGGCTGTGGACTACCTATACTTTGAGCCACTGGATCAAAGGCTTGCGTAAGAGGAGGAGTGTCAGGAAGAGACACGCCCGGATCGTAGTTACTCCCTGAACTTGCAGGAAGCCCCAAGTCTCCCCGAAGAGAAGACTTAGCCTGTCGGGCCTGACCGATTAGTGATAAAACTTCACCCAATTTAGTTACTCCTTAACCAAGAATGTCAGGGACTAGGCCCTTCTTGCTGTTACCCGAGCCAGACGAAGTCCCGGAGCTAATCGTAAGTCCAGTCGAAGAACCTGTACTCTGTGAGTTGCCGAACGACGACCCGAGAGAACCGCTGCTTTGAGCACTCTGACCAACCGACGTCCCGCCTGCACCAGACAGTGCGGAAGCAGAGCCGAGGCCTAGCTTGGCGTAGTCGAGCAAGTGGTTCATGTAAGGGTCGAGGTAAGACTTACCTAGGTTCTGGCCGAACTGCGTAAGAGCTTTACCGGTCGCCCCTGAGTTGAATACGCCGTTAGCGGCAGACGCACCGGACAAGGCTTTCTGGCCTTGGTCTAGCATGAAGTTCATACCGGCAGAATTGGCAAACGTGTTTACTGCGTCAGTCGGACTTCCGGGCGAAGGGTTGTAAGGATTGCTGCCGGAGTACTGTTGGACCGAAGGAACGATGGTTCCACTTTGATTCGGTACGAAAACCTCAGGCTGCTTCTCGCCTACTAGGTAAGGTGTCCCTGCTGCAACAGGACCTCCTGTTTCTCTCCTTTGGAGATAGGTTCTGTCTAGAAGACTAGGCGGACGAATATTGCCTCCCGTGCCGCTGTACGTAGGAGTCGTGCCGGTCGGAGTTCCGCCCGAGAAACCACCAGTCGGCGAAGGAACCGAATTGTTGGTCGAAGGAGACGGAGCCGGAGCGGTAACAGGAGCCGGAAGTGCAGACTTGAGATCGTCTAGGTGTTTAGCTAAATCGTCCATGCTAATCATTCCAGAATTAGGCATAGGCGCGCTTGAAGGGACGGGTGCGGTGGCGTAGTTGAACGTACTCGTAGGAAGTCCGAGCAAAGCCCCTAGCATGTTTCCGGCAGACGAGACGTAGCCAAGACTTGGTGTCAAGGACGCGGCAAGGGGATCGTAGGCACGATTGCTTGAGACGTTGCCAGCAGACGAGACTTGCTGCGAGACGTTAGTAGAACCCTGATTGCTAGTGCTTTGGTTCTGACTTGCCTGCGAACTCTGGCTCTGCTGATTGCTGCTGTTCTTTTGTTTAGAACCGCCAAAGAGAAAATTACCTACGTCACCCATTTAAAGCATCCTTCATTGCTGTGTATTCGTCTTTAGTCATTAGAAGTATTTCATTGTCTTCGTTGTCTGCAAAAGTTAAAACCCCGTAGCTCTTAAATCCTAGTTGTCTACAAGCCCATCTGCTGGCCTTTAAGTCTGTCCTAATCAACGCCCTTAGAATTTTGGCGTCGTACTTGTCGAACAGTAATCCAATCATGGCTTTACCTAGGTCAATGGCTTGTCTGCCTCTGGCTTCTTGGTAGTACCAATGGACGGAATAAATTCCATTCGAATGGTAAGTCGCCAAGCCTACGTCTTTGCCTTCGACTAACATTATGTTTCTAGGCATGTTAAACCAAATAACGAAGTCTTCTGCTGGCCACCTGTCTCTGTGACATTCAGTGGCTTCAAGCAAAAGAGGTAAGTCAAAGCTCCTATGGATAAGGGCCTCCACCGCTAGGAGGACTATTTCCTCCGGAAGTGCTGCCACCGCCAGAAGCAGGAGTACTAACCTGACCTACAAAGTGTCTACCACTTGCGTAGTTCGCCTGAGCGTGCGACAAAATATTAGTTGCAACGTAGCTAGGAGAAGTCGTGCTAGTCGTGGGATCGTCGTAGTAAACGGCATAAGTCGTGCTGTAAGCCAGCCCTGTGATATTAACAGGAGAACCGACTGTCACCGTTGTGCCGTCTCCGTAAATCCTTGTGTGAGCAGCCACAGTAATCGTTGCATCTGTTCCGGCATCAAACGCATTCAAGATTGTGCTAGGAACAGTGGCTGAAACCGAGATTTTATCGGTGGTGTGTACGGTGTTAGCGCTGGCCTGAGCCGCATCTGCCGCTGCCTGAGCGGCTTCAATTTCAGTAATCCTGTCTAGCATGTCATTCTGAAGCTGCGTAATCTCCGCAATCCTGTCGGACATTTCAGTCTGAAGAGTTTCAATCGCAGCCAACTGAGAAGCCTGATCGTTGAGGGCGTCCTCAAGAGTCTTGGCAAACTTATCCCACCAGATGTGGAAAGCCGGAGTCGGATATCCGTTGGCATCGACAAGAGCAATTAGCTGCTGAAATCTAGGAAGAGCGATTGTCATTAGAAGTTAGAATAATCCTCGTTGGCCTGTAGGTCTGAAACTCTAAAAGGAACTGGATCAGTCACTCGAATGTCTAGAAGAATTCCCGGACTGCCGAAGTAACCTAGGCTAGTCCAACGTACTTGCTTTCTGTACTTGCCGGTAGAGCCAAGGCTTACGGATTTGTAATCCGAGAAAGTCTCTCCTCCGTCCTTGCTGTAGGCAAGTTCAACCGTCGGATCGCTGTACGTCCCAGTCAGATAAGGGGTTTGACCGGGATTGGTCTTTAGCGTTACTAGATATAGAGGGACCGTTCCGTCTGTAATAGACAGTCCTGCACGGAAGCGACGCTCTAGAAGATCGCCGAAGTCGTCATAAGTGTCGGACCACTGGACTAGTCGTCCATCAATTCCGGAACCGAAGACTGAATTGGCGTAGCAACGAGGAATCCAGTTAGTTTGTTCGTAGCTTTGGAAAAGGCTCCAAGCCGACGATCTCTTACTAAATACCCAAGTACTGTCGTCGAGAGTACAAGCCAGACATTCGACTCCGTCTAGGAAGAAGTTCCAAAGAGAGGCGGTCGTGGACTTGGCTAGCTTTTCATCAAGCGAGGGGCTGCTGACTACGTTCTGAGGATCGCCGACACAAATCTGATTGTGATTAGTAATCCAAGCGAACGAAGTAGCAAACTCAGTCGCACAACCTGTGTCCCGAATTCCGACCTGATAAGTCCTTCCGACGAGAGGTTGATACGGAAGATTAGGATCGGCAGACGAAGCAGGCCAGAACTCTACAGTTTCAGTTCCGAACAAGTACAGAGTGTCTCCGATGAACAAACACTCTTTGAGCTTGTCGGGAGAATTTTCCGCAGTAGCGAATGACAAGGTATCAACGTTGGGATTAAGGACGTCGCTCCAAAAGAACTTACCCGTCCCGTCGTCAATTATGATCAATCTCGAAGTACCCACACAAAGGCTAGTAACGTTGAAGCCTCCGGGAGTCACTATGGCTGAAAACGAAGCCCCGTCCCACTGATACACCGACGCTCCTGAAGTCACGAAGACTCGGTTTTCAAACCCTGCTATCTTAGAAGGGCCTGTTCCATCGACGGTTCCTACTGACGTGCTTCCTTCGTAGAGGTTACCGGCAGAAACGGCGTACATTTCTCCGGACAGAACTCCGTCAATCTGAAACAAAGCCTTGACCGGACCTGCACCCAAGGTGATCCCGGTATTACTCAATCCCGGACGAGACTGAAGAACAGGGGAATCTTCAATCGGAGAGTCTTCGGCAGTCATGTTAATGACCGGAAGCTTAGGCATGTTGCCTCTGTCTCTGTCATAGGTGTTGATACCGTATTGAAACTTAGGCATTACGGAAGGTTACCTTTGTTGAAAGAAGTCGTGTTGTTCCCAGTTTGCCAGTAGTTCCTAGTACTAGGCAGACGATACAAACCGATTTCTGAATTTTCTTCAGTCGACTGACGATAACGGGCCTTGAATTGCTTTTTCATTCTCTTCAGAACTTCGGTCATTTCGGGAGAAGTCTGAGCCCCGTAACGAGGATGGAGTCTAAAGGCAAGAAGCGTGACGAGAAAGTCATCAAATTCTTCAGGCAAAGGAGAGTCGTCGTCAGCGGTCAAGTCCGTAACACGAACCCAGTTAGCCAAGTCGTCCCTGTAGAACCACTCTCTAGACACGCCATTCGTGGAAAGCGTGACTGAAGCGGTGTCTTCAATCTGTCGCCCATTTCCATTCAAAGTCAGATTATATGTAGCGAGATTTTCTCCGTTGTCTACAATAGACACACGGGCTCCTGCCTGAGGATTCGGATTAAGGAAAAGCGTAACGACTGAATCTACATTCAAGATAACTCTGTAGTTACTTGAAAGGTACATACTGTCTACGTCACTCGACAAATCTTCCGCTTTGGCGTAGGCATTGGTGAGTCCGGCAATTCCGTAGTTGATGGTTTTTAACGGCTCTCCTAGCTCATTACCAAACAAACTCCTGTACAATGAATTAAGTCTACGAAGTCCTTCTGTAAGCTGCTCGGCAGAAGGAGCCTCTTCTACAGCTAGGATACCGTCTTCACGATAAGAGTCCGTTACGATTTGACGAATACTAGTCATTACTTAATCTCATACTTGAAGCGGACGTTGATGGTGACAGCACCGGCACCAGAAGCGTTGAAAGCCAACCTAGCCACATTCGTTCCGGTGACACCCTGCACATAGACAGGGAGCGGGGTCGTAGCGATGACCGAGCCGGTTCCGATGACGTCCGCCGACGTGGCAAGGGTAGATGCAACGGGGAGAGTGATATCGGCCCTACATGCACCGGCTGCACTGGCGGTTAACGCAATCAAGGCATCGACTTCAACATACTGTTCTTTCCTCTCGTAAGTAGCCTTAGTGGCAGAGAGAGTTGTACAGTTGATGTTTGCTGTGACTGTAGGTGTGTAAGTAGTCGTGCGGTCGTAGTCGGTAATCGTCCCGGTGGTGACCGTGTAAAGGCCAGCATTCCAAGTCGTGTCAGTGGCTAGCCTGCGAACAGTGACTGCCGCTGTACCTGCACCGCTAGTGCGAACAGCAGACTTTCTGCGAGTCACGTCCGTCTTTCGACTGTTGACCGTCGCATGGTTGAGATAAAGTGTCTGCGTAGTTGCGGCTGCCGGAGCAAGATCGATTGGGTATTCATCGACTGCTGTCGCGGGTGCATGGCCAACGAACGTATCGTAGTGGCTGTGCATTTCGAACGTAGCGGCAGTAGCCGGTGCCAACGTCTCGTAGGTGTTGCCAGTCGAACGAAGGACGAGACTTGATTGCGTCGGCTTGAAGTTCCCTCGAACGACGTTACCTTTTAATTCGCCTTCACTGATTCCGCCAATCGAGACGTCACCCTGAAGGACAAGGTTGTTCGAGATCAGAAGGTCAGTGAAGTAAGCAACCGCCGCCGTGGTAACGGGAACAGTCTCGATGTGAATCGCGTCCTGCCCAGCCTGCGTGTAGATCGTGTTGCCGTGGATAGTGATCCCTGACATATCAGACAGGAAGCCGCCGATGCCGGAGCAGTCGTTGCCGCCACGGAAGCCGATACCCCAAGTCCCCGACGCCCAGCCAAGGTAAATCGTATTGTTGGCAACCCGGATGCGACGGAGGTTCACGTCGCGGTCGCCAGCGGAGCTGTCCAGACCGATCAGGATGCCGCAGGACGTGTAGGCGTCGGCCCAGATTTGGTTGTCGTGGATGTTGAAATCTTCGGCGGTCGCGGGATTCGTGGAAACACCGGAACCGGCGGAAACGAAGATCGCATTGGCCCGCGCGTTGTGAATCTTGTTGCCAGCGATCTCCCAATGCTTCGAGTTGGAATTGGCCGCATTCGCCACCAACTGCATCGGCCCATCGAGCGTATTGCCCTTGATC